CTTGGAAGAAACAGCACCCGACTGGGTGGACTTGCCACCAGCGACCACCGCTGCTTCACGTTTAGCCTCAGTCACATCCTTATCGGCTTGCAGTTTCTCTGCGACAGCAGAAACCTCGCCAAACTTCATGTGAGCGTAAGCGGCATCCAGATTCGGAATGCGATTCTGAAGTGCATGCGCAAACAACGCCTGCTCATCAAACTCGCCATACCGACCCTTCAGGGCCGATACCTCTTTGTCCAAAGCCTGTTGTCTTGCGGCAGCAGCCTGCGTTTCCAGTTGGGCTTCAATCTTCGCTATCCGTTGCGCCGTCGGATCCTCGGTATCCCACGAATCATCAAATGATTCGCTGTCAACCTGCGGGTTGTCCGATGCAATTCCAAACGCAGACGAAAGCGCCTTTAGAGTGCCCTCTGGGTCCGATTCCAACGCGTTAGCGATAGTTTCGGCTTGCTGTAACCGTTGCCGTTCGGCAGCCAACTCTTGGGTTTTGCGGGTGTAATCCGCTTGCCGCGAGTAACCTGCCTGAAGTTCCTCCAAAGTGACCGCCTGATCCTCGCCATCCACCTTGATGGTGTATGTCTCCGAATCATCGGTTTCCGTTGGTACTTCTATGTCAGCCCCGTCTGAAATATCCACCTCAGCGGCGGGTTCATCAGGTTCTGTGAATTCGTCAGGCACAAAGCCTCCTAGGGAGTCCAAATGGAACGGTTGCTCCTATAAGGGAAACAACCGTGTCCCACAAGGCTTTACAGCGCAGGCAACTCCAAGCCCATTTGGCCCTGAAGTTGCGCCAACAACTCAGGCGGTACACCACCAGTCGGAGCGAACGCCCCCAACTCAGGTGCAGACATCGGCCCCATCGCACTAGGCGGCGGCATCGCGCCCTGATCAGGCAAAGGTGCACCCCCCTCAGGTGGCGGCGCACCCCCCTCAGGGCCAGCAGGCGGCTGCTGCTGCTGCATCAAAAACTTTTCAGGATTCTTGATGTTGAACCCCTCACGCAACACATGCACAGCCAACTGGGCGGGATCAATCACCGTGCCAATCATCGGACCAATCGCATTCAACAAACTGACAGCCTGCTGCTTACGAATCGTGTCATTGATCGGCTGCGTGGAACCACCCTCAACAGAGAAGTCGTACTCGCCCACAATGTCAGGCCGCGAATACTCCACAAACAAATCGGTGCCATCCCGAGAAGCAACCCGAGCCATCGCCTCACCCGTCATGTACTGCTGCATCAACTGAAGCACACGCCTAGCGATCTGCCCAATAGCGATCTCAACAATCGCCAACTTGTCAGCAGCGCGGGCATTAGAAGCATCAGCAATAATGCTCGCCTCCGTAGCAGTACGCCGAATCTCAGGCATCTGACCACGCGAATACTCATTCACCCCAGACACCACATTGATGTCCTCAGTGATGATCTGGCTGTAATTGTAAATCTCAGGGCTAACAGGCACCTGAGGCAACGGCATCACAACATCAGACAACGGCTTATTCTCATCGACAACAGGAACAAACCTGCCATCCTGATCAGACTCAAGAGCCTCACGACCCTCAGGGCCAAACGACCGCTCATGGTACAAATACTTGCGGGCATACCGTTTACGGTCATTCATCAACTGCGAACGTGTCTTATCTAGTTCCAGTTGCAGCGACTCAATGGACTCAAGGTCACCCAACGGGTAAAACCTGTCAGGAATATCGTAATTCCTGAGCATCACAAACGGCTGACCAAACGCATACGGCATCGGAGTCGGATCCAACAAAAACTCGTCGCCATGCTCAGCACACACCGACATCGTGTTAGAAGCAACATCGTAAAACTCGTACAACGTGACCCGATCAGCCTCATCAGCGAACTGCGACTGATCCAACGGATCCTGATAAGACGAATCCAACCCAGCATCCGCACTTAGACGCTTCCGCACCGACGGCTTGTACCGCTTATCGGCCTGCACCTCCTCCAACGGCCGCACAATACGTTGCGCAATCCACGTAACATCATCCATGCACGTAGCCTCAGGATCAACAAACACATCAAACGGGGAAACCCGCTCAACAAACGGCTGATCCTCAACCACCGTCAACATCGTTGACGGCAGATTCGCAGCAATGTCATCATCAGTAGGCAAATCACCCGCCAAATCAGGCATATCCATCGCAGCCTGATCAGCCTCAGCGACCTGCTGACTATACAACTCGTCACGTTCAGCATCACCAATGGCACGATCCTGCTCAGTGAACCGCCACCCCACCTTCAACCAGCCGTGGCCGAAAACAAGAAAATCTTTCACAGCGCGCCTAAAAGGCGACCTGAAATCGTGATGCCGCCACAAATGATTCACGACCGACTCCACAAACACAGCGCGATCCTGATCATCAGGCTGATTCGCCTGAACCACAATCTTCGGATGATTCACCGAAACAGACGGCGCAATCACATTGATCGTGCTGAAAGCCAAATTGACCGTGATCAAATCAGACTGAGTAGCCGTCGAGGACGGCCAATGCTTACCACGGTACAAGTCAGCCAAACGCCGCCAAGTCTCGTCGTACCCCTCATGCTCCCGCCACTTGCGAGCCAACTCCAAACGGCGCTTATACGAATCGAAAGTTTCGCTTCTGGTCTTACGAGCCATCAAACCCACCGCTTCCCAACAGGTTCAATGTTACGACCCTGAGCCTGAGCCTCAGAAATCACCTTAGATTCGCGTTCATTCATCGTGAGATCCTGCTCGTCGGGCGGCAAAGTTCCGCGATACCCACGGCCCACATCAAACTTGACTCCAGCCAACTTCTGCCGCCACGCCCACAACTCATTGAGTTCCAACCGCGTCTTAGGCCCCTTATGGGCCTCCACGTAACGGGCGAACTCGTTGAACGACGCATCAGGCGGCAAAACCGCCACGACTACCGAGGCTGCTTAGAAGCGGGCTGAACAGTGCCAGTCGTGCCATGCTGATTCTCAGGAGTCACACGAACAGAAATCTGCCCGCGATCACCAGTCTGAGAAGCCGACTTCGGATCGCTAGTGCGAACCGTGCCCTTCTGCGAACCAGTTTCAGTAACACGATTGAACGCCACCGAACCGCCACGATCCAAACGGTTGTTGCGACCCTTCGGTCCATCAACCGTCTGAGAAGCACTGGTGTGCGACACAAACTTTCTTGCCATGAGATAACTCCGTATCTAGGTAATGGGATCCCTATTAGGGAAGAAACCGTGTCCCACCATCAAAACCGCCTCGGGCCACGAACCGTGTTCGCCCCAATCTGCAACGGCGCAACAACCGCACCAGAACCCTGACGATTGAACCAATCAATCGTCCAATAATCATCCACCGCAGGCGCAAACTCAGGAGCAAACGCGTACTTACGCATCTGATTAGCCAAAGCCAACGCAATCACACGATCATCATGCGGCGACCCAGACATGCTGCCCCGCTCATTACGAACAAACGTCCGCAACTCCGCAAACGTCGAATCGTCAAACAACACCAACTCATTGTTCCGCAAAGCCGAACCCAACTCATCAATCATCAAAGGCTTCGACGTGCGAGTCGTTTTCCAACCAAACTCCATCGACACCTTAGACGACACCGAATTCAACGCACGCTTCCGAAACAAATTCGGATGCCCCAAATGCCGCAACTCCGTAATAGTCGTCAAACCATGATTATTCGACTCGACACAAGTCAACGCATCCCGATACCACAACGCCATATTGAAAATCTCAGAAGCAAACTCATCAGGAGCGATATGTCCATGCCATACCGCCACCTGATGTCCAGTTGCAACGTCCACCACCTGAGCGCACGAATAATCGCCATGCCCCAACCCCTCAGCCGTATCGACACCAATGACATACGCCGACATCGGCGTGGGATCCTCCCACACAGACAAACTCATGCGACGCGAAACTCCACGCTGCGACCCGACGTATTATGCAACCAACCCTGACGAGGAGCGGTACAACGCTGCGCCATGACCTCCAACTGATCCAAATCAAACACAGGGTTACCCGACTTGATAAACGCCTCCTCAGGCGTAGACGGATACTCCTGATGCAACTGCCAACTAAGCATCGCCTGCTTCTTCGCCTCATACCACGACTCATCACGATCCTCCGTGGCAGACCACGGAAAAAACATTGTCGCAAACGGATTGTTCCCCGCCGATGCCCCCGTCCACAAATGATGAAAAAAGTTTCCCGACCCATTCGCCGTACTAAGACCAATAATGCGGCCACCCACATCAGCCACAGGCTCAATAGAAGCCCACGCCTCCTCAGGATTCGGCAAAAACGCCCACTCATCCACCACAATCAACGTCGCAGACTCACCACGCGCAGGATCAGACGCAGACGGCATCGACGTAATCTGAGAACCATTAGCAAACGCCATCCGCTGCTGATGATCCACCAACGAATCAGGCCCCCGCGCAATCATCCACTTCGGCAAATGAGAAAACCCGTACTTCGTTTTCTTCAACAACAACACAGCCTCACGCTCAGTACGAGACAAATCAATAATGTTCTGATCCGCATGAAAAAACGCCAACCAAAACTGGTGCGCAGCCACCAACGTCGTCCAACCAATCTGACGAGCCTTCAACGTCAAACTGTACCGCTCACCCGCCCACTGACTCAACGCCTGCGACTGAGCATCCCTAAGAACAAACAACACCCGCCCATGCGCAGGATGCGCAATATGCCAAAAATGCTCCAAAAAATATTGCTCATCAGCCACACAACGCCGCCACTGAGATTCACGATGCAACTCCGAAACACGACTAATTGGTCACACCCACAAACAACCCCCAAAACAAATGCAACGAAAGCCCCAACCACAACCCAGCAGGCAACCAACCACGGTCACCCACCAACCAACGACCAAACACCTCAGACATCGACTCCGAACCAACCGACCCAGCCGTCAAATCAACAGCCAACACAACAGCCGCCACAAACAACCAACCCCACACCCCAACAGACACCTACGTAACCTGAACCAACTGAGGAACCTCAGAAACAACACGCAACTGAGCAACCGACAACTCAAGTTCATCAGCCAACTCCAAATCAGACAACCCAGCAGCATCCCGCTCATCATCAACCACAACACGCCGCTTCGGCGTGAACTTATCCACATACTGCAAATACAAACCCGCAGCCTTCACATCCCCACCCTGAGCCTTCGCCCACAACGCATCCACCACACCCTGAACACGCTCAGGCGACACATTCACCTCAGAAGCACGACGATCCCACTCCCGAACAAACCTCGGATCCCGCTTCCACCGACGCAACGAATCCTCATGCATCCCATTCTCAACAGCCCAATCCTTCTGAGTCAACGGCCGACGCTCATGCCCCAACAACAACCAATCCAAAAAAGCAGCCTGAGCAGAAGGCATCACAGCAACACCCTCATCATCCACCGACCAATACAAATCCGCATGCACAGCCACAACAAACCCCGATCCATAGAAACAACTACCTACACAACACAACACGGTGTCCCAAACGGACACCACCCCCAAGTAACCCACCAGTAACAAAAAAACCCAGCCACCAAAACCCACCCAACAAGCCCTTTGGGACACACGGGAGGGGGGGTAGGGGGGGAGGGACAAAGCCAAAGAAAAAAAGAATCGCCCAAAGCGATTCAATTACTTCCAACGCTCCCCAGAAACAAAGCACCCCTATGGAAAAAAACGGCAACGCCACCTAGGGGCGGTACAACCCAGCCAAAGGCAACCAGCCACACCCCCGCAAACCCTCAGATTTGCGGAGGCACCCACCCCGCCCTCCCAAAAACCCCCGCACTGGGAACCCATATCTATACATATGCGGGTACGCAGGCCCCGACCCCCCCCTCGGTGCCCCTCGGACGGCTGACCTTCTTCCTTCGCATCGCATGGGCCGCAGATGAGAACCGTTGTTCTCTCCCTGCTGCAGCCTGCTCATTCATTGCCTGCCATTCATTCATTCCCACCCTGTCAGGGTGTCCAGCACTGGGCGGCAGTGGTCG